CGTCCAGGCGACATTGGGCGTCACGTAGCGCGGCCACGACACGGCCGAAGGAGAACCTATGAGCACAGAACCAGCAGGCGGCACGATCAGTGGTAACAGCACCGATACGAACACCGTCACTGATCGGCAGCTATTCGACCACGCCATAAGCTCGCCCGATCCGACGCCGGCATCAGCACCATCTACACCGGCGCCATCGGAACCGTCGTCGCCACCGTCGCAAGACGCGCAAGCGTCCGAGCAGCCGGCATCGACGCGGCCCGATCTGCAGCAACAGCCCGGTTCACCGGACCAGCAACCGCGCGACCCGCAAGGGAAGTTCGCGCCCAAGCCGCAGGGACAACAGGCACAGCAGCACAACGTGCCGCTGGCGGAATTGCTAAAGGAACGCGACGCAAGGCAGCGTCTGGAAGCGCACGCGCAAGAGTTAACGCGGGCGGTGATGGACCTGCAACGGCGCCTCGATCCACAGCAATCGCAGCAGCCGCAAGGACCGGAAACCATCTTTGACGATCCAAGAACGTATCTGGATCAGAATGTCATGGCCCCTATGCGTGCAGAAATGCAGGCGTATGGCATGAAGGTCAAGGATGACATGAGCCGCACGCAAGCCAACATGCAATTCGGCGAGCAGGAAGTGAACGCCGCATTGCAGCAGATGGCGCAAGTCCGGCAGACCCCGCAAGGCAATTTCGTGTTTCAGCAGATCATGCAGAGCGGGCATCCTTACGGCGAGTTGGTCAAATGGCATAGGACGGTGCAGGCGCAAGCCGCGATCGGCTCCGATCCGCAAGCATGGTTGCGTCAGCAGCAGCAGGCATGGGCCGAGAACGAAAAGGTCCAGGACTACGTCATGCAACTGCGCGCAAAGCGTCTAGGTGCTCAAAAGGGTACTCCGCCCAACGTTCAACTGCCGCCATCGCTGTCGTCGGTCCGGTCGTCATCCGGCCGCATGGATAACGGCGGCGATCTGAGTTCGTCGAGCCTCTACGATTTCGCCACCAAGTAAACCGGCCGCTCGTCCGACACGAAACACCCGCCACACGGCGGGTTTTTTGTTGGCTGCGGTCATAGCAGAAAGGGCACACGGCCATGGCCGTCACCGACATCCAGGCTAATAACAAACTGATCAAGTTCACGCAGCAGATCAATCGCGAGTGGGTGCGGGAGAACATGTTCTCTCCGTACATGAGCGATGATGTCAACGCCATCATCCGCCGCCGGATGGAGCTCAAGAGCGGCGGCGAAGTCATGAACATCCCGATCGTTACCCGGCTGGCGGGCGTCGGCGTTTCCACCGGTCCACTGGTTGGGAACGAGGACAAGATCGATGATTACGGCATGCGAATCTGGCTGGAATGGATTCGCAACGCGGTGGTTACCACCAAGGCCGAGAGCCAGAAAGACAGTGCCGACATCTTCGGCGAAGCCAAGCCGCTGTTGTCGGATTGGTTGAGCGAGGTAACCCGCGACGAAATCATCGCGGCATTGATGGCGCTGCCAACGGAAAGCCAGCCGGCGGCCGGCGTTCGCGTCAACGGCATCCAGTACGATCTGAGCACGGCGGCGCAACGCAATACGTGGCGCACCGACAATCTGGATCGTATTCTTTACGGTGCCGCGACAACGAACTCGGCAACCGACCACGCGACCTCGCTGGCCAACGTGGACGCCACCGCCGATAAGTTCACTGCATCCAACCTAGCGCTGCTCAAGCGTGTTGCGATGGGTGCTAACCCCCACATCAGGCCGTACAAGACCCGCTCGGGTTACGAGTATTTCGTCTGTTTCGCGGGACTAAATACGTTCCGGGATCTCAAGGTCGATCTGCAAACGGTGAACAAGGATGCGCGATCGCGTGAGGGTCGCGAAATCAACGGTGCTCCCGATAATCCCCTGTTCCAAGACGGCGACCAGATCTACGACGGAGTGATCGTCCGCTTGGTGCCCGAAATTTCAAATTTCGTCACCAACGTCTGGACCTCGCTCAAGACTGCGGGCAACGGCACGACGCGCGTCGAGCCGGTGTTTCTCTGCGGCCAACAAGCCGTGGCGATCGCCTACGGGCAAATGGCCAAGCCCACCTTCAGAAAAGAAGATGACTACGGCTTTATCACCGGCACAGGAATCGAGGCCGCATACGGCGTCGGCAAGATCTTCAAGAAACATCCCAAGGCTGGAACGAAGTTGGTGCAATGGGGTGTCGCAACCGGGTTCTTCAACTCGGCCACCGATTAAGCGGATAGAGAGAAAGGAACAGAACCATGGTTGCTAACCTGATGACCAACACGCCGGCCCGCGATCCGTTCAATAACGGAGTTGTGGCAATCGTCGGCCGTCATACCCTGACCGCTGCGGACACCCCCGCAGCGACAAAGATCGGCACGATCCCGGCGGGTGCAATGATCCTAAGCATTGCCTCGCGGGTGGTGACGGCGGTGGCCGGCGGCACGCCGGTTCTTGGCGTCAGCTATGTGGCTGCGGGCGGCGCCGTGCCAGCGGTCGGCACCTCCGGCAATCTGCAGAACGTGCTGGCAGAAGCGGCCGGCAGCGAGAACGTGTTTCCGCTGGCGGCGGCGGTGCTGCCGCCAACGACCGACATCGACATCTATATTGGAACAACGGGCGCCGCGACCTCTGGCGATGTCATCGTCGCAGTGCTGTACGTCAAGCCGCTGTCATAATGGCCAAGCTCACCTGGCTTGGAAGCACCGAAGGTTATCGGGAGGGGGAAACCCCTCTCGATAGCTGTACGTGGAACGGCGTCTTGTTCACTTGCGGCGACAAAGTCGAGGTGACTGATGAAACCATGATCAGGAAGGCGCGGGGAAATCGGTTTTTTAAGGTGGACGACGAGCCGGCTAAAAAACCCGCCGAGGCCGTGCAATCTCTGCCTATCGGCCTGATCAGGCCGGAAACGTGGACCAATACGCCACCGGCGCCGTTTCCTGATTTCCCGCCGGAGCCAGAGGATGAACCCAAGCGACGGCGCGGCCGGCCGCCACGCATAAGGGACAACGGCAATGGCGATCAATAGTTACGGCACTCTGAAAACCAAACTATCCGCCTACATGTTCCATCAGCGGTTTCTTGGCGATTACCAAGATGCAACGAGGATGTTCGAGGCCGCTGCTAACAGGCGCTTGCGGGTGCGGCAGATGGAGTCGATGGCCACGCTCACAACCACGCAGGGCGATGTGGCGCTGCCCGCTGACTATCTGGTCTGGCGTACGGTGCGGCCGACCGTGGACAATCCAACTGCACCGGCGGCCGTTCCGCCCTACGACGAGCTCGACTACGTGCATCCGGCCTATCTGCCGCCAGTGGGCCGGGGCTGTACCCGGCTGTTCACCATCGAGGGCAACACCTTCAAGGTGCGGCCGGTGGACGACCGCGCGGGGGCCTACGAATTTCATTACTACCAGAAGATCCCGACCATCACCAATGACGATAACAGCACCAATTGGCTGCTGACCGATTATCCCGATGTCTATGTCGCCGGAGTGCTCACCGAGCTTGCGGCGCTCGGGCGCAATCTGGAACTGGCGCAACTGCAGAAGGCGCGGCGCGACGAAATACTTGCCGAGATCATCCAACTCTCCGCGCTGACGACGGGAGCCACTAGTCCATCGGTTCGACAGGCGGAGTATTTCTAAATGGCAAAAATGCCGGTGGAATTCGGTGAATGGCGACCCGACGTGGCGTTGCTCGATACCAAGTTTGCATCCGAAGTTGAGAATGTCTTCGCCGGCATAAATTCTTACTTGCCGTTCCCGTCACTACAGGCATTTTCGACTGTTACATTGCCGGGTGAGGTGTGCGGCATGTATGCGGCTCGCACGCTTGGTGGGTCATGGAAAATTTATGCCGGTACCCGGACCAAATTATACACTTGGACAGCAGCCGCTTGGATTGATGTCAGCCGTACGGTTGGAGGTGATTACAATGTTCCGTTTGATGCAATGTGGGTATTCGAGCAATCCGGCACTAAGTTGGTGGCCGTGAATCAAAATGATGATGTTCAGGTTATTGATATTGAGGCCGGCACCCACTTTGCGGCGCTTGCCGGCTCACCGCCGCGGGCCGGACACGTCAAGCAAATCGGGGATTTTCTGTTCTTGTCGAACCTGACAACGAACAATCGTACCATCCAGTGGTCGGCGATCAATGATATCACCGGCTGGACCGTCGGACTGAACCTAAGCGATATGCAGGAATTTCCCGATTGCGGTCCGGTGCAGGGCATTGCCGGTGCCGAGATCGGTTATGTTGTGCAAGATCGCGGCATTCGAACGCTGCAATTCCTGCCCGGTGATACGACCTTTATTTTCAATTTCTCGCGCGTGTTGCATGATCGTGGCTCCATTTCGAAATACGGTTTCACGTCAATCGGCAATGTCCTCTACTTTGTCTCGGAAGACGGGTTTTATTCGATTACCGGTCAGCAAGTTATGCCGATTGGAACGGATAAGGTCAACGACTGGTGGTTGGCCAATTCCAACGTGGACAAGCGCAATGTTGTGCAAGCCATTGCGGGTGTGAACAAGCCGCTGGTGGTCTGGGCCTATCATGGCTCCGATGCCAGCCAGATTTATGACAAGCAAATCATCTTTAATTGGTCCAATCAGCGTTGGTCGAAATCTTCGCTCTCGGCTCAAGCCTGGGCCTTGCTGGCAACGCCCGGTCTGGACCTCGACACGGACGGCACGGAACCGGGCGATGCGTTGCTCGACAGCACCGCACTTCCGCTTGATAGTTTTGTTTATGTTGGCGGCCGGCCGTTGATCGGCGCTATCGATCCCGACGGCCATCTGGCGGCATTGACCGGGCCGAATATGCCGGCCACGCTGGAAACGCCTGAGGTGCATCTTATTCCGGGCAGCCGTGCGTTTGTCAGCGATGTTTATCCGCTCGATGATGCTCGCGATGATGCCACCGGCACGGTCGCTGCCGCAACCCGGGAGCGGTTGCAGGATGCGCCGGTCTGGCAGCCACCGGTGCGGATCGAGACTACCGGTTCGGCGGCGGCCTATTCATCGTCGCGCCTGCATCGCTTCCGTCGTTATATCCCGGCGGCAACGGTGTGGACGCATGCCCAAGGTGTGGTCGCCGAAGTTCAGCAGGAT